GGTTCGCCGTGATGATCCTGCTACCAGCCACGATGCGGCTACAAGCATTGATCCGACACACATGGAAAGCGTTGTGTTAGATGCTATCTGGGAGTTTGGGGTGACAGGGTGCATATCAGACGAGGTGCTAAATGCCCTGCCACATCACCGTTATAGCACCGTCACGGCTAGATACAAGCAGCTAAAAGAGAAAGGCTTGATTAAAGTTGATGATAGAAAACGCAAAGGCGTAAGCGGCAGAGGTCAGCTTATTATGTGGGCAACAGAGTTTTATACGGGAGAGGAATGATGAGTAAGTTTTTTGTAATTGAAAAAAATGTACCACTACCAGAAAAAAGACCAGACCCAGCAGCACACTATGATGTTGTTCCTAAAATGGAAGTTGGAGACAGCATCCTTGTAAAAAACCATACGCAAAAATCAAAAGTTTTTTCTAGAGCCAAACGCAGGGGTATGGACACTACAAGTCGCACGTATGAAAACGGAGACATCAGAGTTTGGAGGACAAAATGAAAACACAGGAACTAGAACAGCGCATAGATGAGCTATGTGCTAGGGTAATAGATCTGGAAACAAAGCTAAACACAGTCGAGAAAACATGGGAAGTATTTATACATCTCATTGCCGACAAGCTGGGGATAAGTAAGGAGAAATTTTAATGGCTTATGCTAAGAGAAATGCCACATTGCCAGAGCATCTGAGCAAGTTAATTGTGGCTTGTGGGTTAGACCCAGCAATAGATAAAGGGTCAGTTTGGAACTGTCACGGCACACCTGTTATACTTCATGCTGCCCTAGAACGTATTGCTGACCATGTTAATATAGTCTTTGAACCGCCTCAAATAATAGAGGCACAATCACAAGCAAAAATAGCAGTGGTTTGTGTAAGGGGCAATATGGATTCCTTAACAGCTTGGTCAATAGGAGAGGCTACACCAGCTAATAACAAAAACGAATACCCTTGGGCAATGGCAGAGAAACGTGCAAAAGATCGCGTGATTTTAAAGCTAATTGGTGCAAGCGGATTTGTTTACAGTGAAGAAGAAGCTGACAGCCTTAAGAAATCTGGTGGTAATTACATACCGCCTGTTGAAGAACCAGAACCTGACGGGGCAGACGGTCTGCAAAAGTATCGTGATCTATTACGTGAGATCGATGTTAAAGCAGCTAACATGAATACATATAAAGAGTTGCAAGAGTATATGAAGTCTGGATGGTTGCAGGAACAAATGGGAGAAATGAGTAACGCAGCACCAGAACTACACCAGAGATGTAAGGAAATATTAATCCGCAGAAATGCAGCACTAAAGCCAAGGAGCAATTAAAATGGCAATGAAGTATCACACAGTATGTTCAATGCGTTTGTTTAAGAACACAGACGATAAGTCGAAAGCAGATTATGGCAACAGCAAATGGAAGCCATTCAAAGATGGTAGCCCTGCTGACATTCATCTAAGAGCAGACCAAAATTATAGCGTCAGTGGTTTTATTAATGATGATGGCAGTATTGGTATCAGCATCAGGGCAGCATCTGCCTATCAAGCTGGCGATAGCATCTCTGACGGTGTATCCCAGGGTGGGTTAAAGCCTGTAGCAGAGTCAGTACAGGCACAACATCATCCAAAGACTGCGCCAATAGAAGATCTTGATGACAGCGATATACCATTTTAGTTAAATTAAGTTAGTGGCTGCTTACTCGAAAGCGGTGATACGGCATCGGACGACAGATGTAATGCGCTATGCGTTAAGCTTGCAAGTAACCACTTTTATCATGGCCAAGTAATTGCATCACCGTATATTTTTTTTCATATGAGGAATAAATGAGAAACAAACCTAAACGCCAATACAGCCACACAGAAACATCAGTTACTTGTGATAGATGCGGAGAAAAGCATGGGCTGAAAGCTGGCAATTGGGTAATTAATGGATCAGGGAGATTGCTTTGTTATGGCACAGGACAATGTTGTTTTACTCAAGAATGGAAATCAAACGAGCCTAGCAGAAGCGAGGTTAATAGCTAGTGATTACTATGCTGGCCTTACTTTAAGTGGATGGGGGTTGTTTAGAATGATAGAAGCGCATGGCTTCCAACCAATGAAAGCCAAGCACATTATTCCTATAGATGGTCACACAAGCTATGGGTATCTAACAGAGGCATATGTAATTGAGTGCCTTGCTATGTACCTTGCGGCTGGTGGTGATCCTTTAGCCTAAGATTTCTTAGACTTCATAATCTTTTTTTGCAAAGCAGTTGGTAAAGTCTTTTGCTTTGCAGTTAGCTTTTTACCGTTAGCTGCTTTCTTTTTTGCGGGGCGTCCCCGCTTCGATCCGTAAGTCCCTTTGCCCATTGGCATGACTATTTTCCTTTCTTTGATTTATTACGCTTGGATATTGCTCTCGCCTTCGACTTTGCGTCAGCCTTGCTGCTTGCACCCCATGCCCTGAGAGACAGGAGTAGCCTTGTCGGTTTACCATTCTTTCTCTCTGCCCCTCTCATGTTGCCCATACGTGCTAGGAAAGACGCCCTACGAGGGTTGTCACCCTTCTTTACAGGGGCTTTTAGGTTCATACCCTGCTTTTTTGCTGAAGCCCGTCCCTTGGCGTTTAAACCGCCTTTAGGGTTCTTACCAGCTTTGCGTTGCCATGCTGGTGTCTTAGCCATCACTCAACGCCCTCATCCTGTCTACAAGCCTTCTGGCACGATTAGGAACCTGAGTGTACCAACGGCTATCAACCATTTCATCTGCGGCCTTGTCCCAATCACGGGCATCTACACCATCTTTCATACCCTTGAACTTGCTGAGTCTAGGTCTGCCCATGTTAAACATCATGTTAGCAATTATGTGTTGGCATTCCTCTGGCAGATCATCAAAGTCATTGTATAGAACTTTGCACTCATCAAGTGTCACAGCCATATCAAGCTTAAAAAGCTGGTTTACTCGCTCTTGCTCTACAACAGTACCAACAGGCTTGCCGTGTTCTGGCTCACCTTCTAAGATCAAGTGACCTATACCGCATGTCTCTAGCCCAAGATGATCCAGATAAACCTCGTACTTGCAGCCTTCGTCCTCTGCGATCTCTTGTCTAAGCTTGTCGGTATTCATTACTTCTTCTTTTTCTTAGCTGTCTTTGCTGCACGCTTAAAGTTCTTTGCTGTAGGCGCACCTGTGCTTCCAGGCTTCCTCATCTTTTCTCCAGAACCAGCAGCTATACGCTTACGCTTGGCATGGATGTTTGAATATAATCCTGTTTTTGGCATTATTTTCTAAGTCCTTTCAATCCTCTTAAACCGAATGACGCACCTATACTAGCATACATTGCCCATTGAAACCAATCAGGTGTTGTATCCAATGCGGCAAACCCACGCTCAACAAAGGGCTGTAAAGGTGGAATGAAGCACATAGCTATTATAACTATGAACAAAACAGTCCACGCCTCATCCTTCCAGCTATCCTGACTTCCTTGAGCCATGATCTTTTCCCAGCCAGCCTCATGCGTAGCGGCAACCTTCATTACCTCTGCTTCTGCCTTGGCTTTGGCTACCTTGGCTTCACTGGTAGCTTTCTTCTCATCAGCCTTGCCCTGTAACCAAGAGCCAGCTAAGTTACCTACAATCGGTATCAATGCCTGTATCATTTATCTAACTCCATTGATAATTTCAATTTTGCTAACTCAATCTCAAGATCATGTACCCTTGCCACAGTATCTTGCACAGATTTAGGTGGCTCAAAATCATCTATCCAATTATCATTTTCTTCAACCTCTTGCATAGTAAGCTCAAGGTTATGCTCAAGAAAACTAATCCGTTCTGTCAGCCCAAAATAAACCCAAACAGAAACAGCAGTAAACGCAATCATACTAATAAGATTACGCAAAGGAATTGTTATTTCACTTGCTTCGTTTAGTTTTGTAGCCGCTTGTTTCATTTTTCACTGCCTAACCAGACTGCAAATGCCCCTGTCATAGCACCAGAAACAACACTTATCATTGCGCTTTGTTGCGTAGTTAAATCATCTAGGCTAATGCCCCACTCAATGACTCTGATATACATAACTGTCATAACAAACATCATTAATCGGGGCAGTATCTTCCATCTTAGAAATGTTTCCACACTCATTGCATAGCTTTCTTTATAGAATCCAATGTATCTTTAAGGCTCATACCTTTGGGCATAGGGTTGTACTCACAAGCATACTGACGCATACAACCTAAGTAGAGTTCACTTTTATGTGACTCCTGTGTGTTGTTTGCACCTTTATAAAAACATAAAACTTCCGTAGCTGATAGCTTTTCCATCGCCGCTAGTCTGCATGTGGTCATCTTGGGGTCAGCCGCATATGCCTGTAAAGCTACAAAAGCTATAATTAGAAACGCCACAACACCACACAAAACGTAGAACAGCATAAATAAACTATCCACAATCTCTTTTCGGTTTGCGGCTTTCTCTATAGCCGCTTGTTTGACACGCTCTTTCTGTGCCTGTATGCGTCTGGCTCGTTCTTCAACTATAGATTTCCATGTGCCACTACCAAACCTAAGATCAACAAGCATGGATACTTCATATAGTTTTTCCTGCGCCAGCTTTGCGTCAATCATTTCTGAAGCTACAGAACCAATGCCATCCATAGCACCGACACCAGATTTTTTGTTACGCTCTCTGTTTACTTGTGCCTGACCTTCAAACAGATTGTCGATATATCCAGCGATTTCACTAATGTCATTTGCAGTCCCAATAGCCGCTTTTATAGCGTCAGTAGCCCCTTTAACCAGAGCAATCCCAGCAAGTGCAGTAGAAATGGGTTCCATCAGTACACCTTTGTATCTTTATCTACAGTAGCTGGTAGACAATAAGCTGTTATCTGTGATCCCTGTTTGTGAAGGGTTTGTGCGTACCATGTACAATCATCTAGCGACTTAAAATACATATCATTGCTAACTAATTGCTTGTCACCCTGCGATCCAATAAAGACAAACAGCAGGAATACATGAATCATCCATTTACTATTATGCCTATAAGCAAAAGAATTGTAGTACCAGCAGTACCAATCATAATGTGTTCAATACGCTTAATACGCAGGATTGTTTCTTTCCAGCGTTCAGCGCACACTGCTTCGTGCGTGTCTATCTGGCCTTGGACTGATGTAACTGTTGGCTTACTCATCAACCAGCCTCTAGAGCAGTAAGTCGTGTCTCAATATTAGCAAGTCTTTGTTCTGTTGCCGCACCAACAAAAGCCAACAGTTCTGGATAGCGGATGCCCATACGAGTGATTTGTGTTGCACCATCAGGGGCTTCGTCTGCTTTATAGTAAGTGTCTATACGAGTGTATGCGTCTTTGGCTTCTACAGCTTCAGTAGTAACTGTACCAAATTTATCTAACACTTCCTCTGAAGCCTCAACAGCAGGAACATCTATGCTTGCTTCCCACCACGTATCACTGCACCAAAAAG